TTAGCAAATTTCAACCGGCACGTATCGCTGCGCCGATCGCAACCGGCCTCGATCCGGATCATGTCACCCGCAGCCGGCATCGCCCCGAGCGAATGCCACAACTCGATCTCTCTCATGGTGCCTTTGCGGATCCGGTCGCCCTTGATCACCCCGACAAGGCCCTGCGCCCGACCCGACAACACGCGGAACCGACCCTTTTCGAACCAACGATCGTCGAAACCCGCAAAATTTGAAAACCTGAAGACCCTTGCGTTTTCAACTCCCTCCAGTGGACGCTCATCGAAGTAGCCGGCTTGCCCAAGGTCGAACCGGCATTTGCCGTCTCCCAGAACCGCGGAGCATCGTGAATGATAGATCCGTCCCTGCGGTTGGTTCAGCCCTTCGGAAAGCCCCCGAAGCTCGGCATTAAAAGCCCCACCCGATCGCACGACCTCACCCAGAGTTCCGCGGAACTGCAAGGCGCGCATTGTCACGTCCGCCCAGTTGACCAGCCAGCCCCGCACCTCTGCGCCGTCATAGCGCCCCGCAAGAAGATCCTCTTCACTGATCGCAGATGAACTCAGCGCCCCGAAAGCCTCGGTGTTGTCGACTGACAACCCGGTGCCCTGCTGAATGGCCTTCGCGGTCATTCCCGAGCCGGCGAGAAACGTAATGCCATCGAAAACAAGATCGCGGTCGTGGTCGGTGAACCCCATCACAACACCATCACGGCGGGCCACCGAAAAACAGCGCGCAAGCGTCGTGACACCTCCCGCCAGATGATCTTTCAGTGTCTGGGGGTAACTCACAACCGCACCTCCACAACAGGAACTTGTGGAACATCGCCAGCCTTGAACGATGCGACCGATACCTGAATGCGGTCGATGTCAAATCGCACGGGGACGTCAAACTCATACCCTGCCGTTACTTGCTCGCCGACGGCCGGAGGGCTGGCGAAACTGACGATACCGGTCGTCATATCCACCTCATAGTGTACCCCTTCCTGCAGCTCATCGCCTTGAAGGCCGATGCGCACTGTGCCAGCCACAGGTTTTCGGATCAGTCTCTTCTGGGTCTCATTCCCCGACACATAGGTCTTGATGAGTTGAAACGCCGTCCGCGTTTCATCTCCGACCGCAATCAGCTGATCGTCATAGGCAGGCGAAGCCGACGCCGGGCACGATTTGAAATCCGCCCAGTCTTTCCATCGAAATCCATAAAGCTGACCCTGCCGCGCTTCAAAGAAAGCGATAAGGTCGCCGATGTCATCGAGGCTTCGAAGGCTTACGCCCGCGTCATAGCGCCTCCGCGCTTCAGCCCACGGAGTATTGCGCTCTTCATAGCCGTTGGTCAGTGCCACCACTTCGGTGCGCCGCTCCGGTCCACCGACGGAACCAAAACTCAGGTTTGCCGGGAATCTCACTTCATGAAATGCCATTGGCTGCTCCTTACCGGTTCCTGTCGCCGCGCGACAACGCACGCGCCATTTGTGCTGCGATCTGACTCTGGCTGCGGGAAAAGCCCAGTACATCCGGCGTCGTGATGTTCATCACGACACTTATCGGGCGTGCGCTCCCCTGGCTGCGGATGCCCAGCCGGCCATCCGCGCCACGTGACAGCGGCATGATCGCCTCGGGCCCGGCTTCTCCCATCAGTCCGGTAGCACCCCGCATCGGAAAGGCCGTGGGCGAGGTGACGATCCCTCCGCGTGCGAATGGCATCACCCGACCCTGGGTGAACGCTCCGCCCTTTTCGAACGGGAAAAGCCCGCTCACCAAACCATTCACACCATTCGCAATCGCCCCGCCGACCGCATCATGGATTGGCTTGACTGCAATACTGTACACGCTTTCAACCATCGTTTGCGCGACCTGCTTCAGCGCATCGGAAAGCTTCAGGCCGTCAAAAACCAATCCGTCGAACGCATTTCGCAAACCGCCGCTGATGCTCTTCGAAAGGGTGTTCACCTCGCGCCCCGTGAAAACCATGCTTTCCCGCATCCGGGACAGCTCGGCATCGAAGGCGGCAGCCATCGCCTGCGCCCCTCCAAGGCTCGACTCGAGCGCGGCGGCCTGCGCGGCCAAACCGTCAAAACCGTCCAATCCATCCGTCGCCGGCATTTCAATCTTCCTTTGTATCGTGGCGCGGGCCTGGCCCAAGGTCGGGCCACGTACGCGCCAGTTCCTCCAGCCGCGCCCGGTTCAACGGCGAAGCTGCGGCCGGGTCGCCCAGCATCAGTGCCAGTTCGGCTGGGGTCAGGCGCCAGAATTCGCCGGGTGTCAGCCGCAACCGTCCCAACCCGGCGCGGATCAATCCGGGCCAGTCCAGCCCGGTCATGTTTTGGCCGGCACATTGAATGCGCGTGCCAACAGTTCGGCTGCCACGCGCGCAGCCTGGACCGGGCCGCCTCCGATCTCGACCTGCAAGAGGTCTGACGCAGTCCCTTGCCAGCCGCCGCCCCGAAGGCCGGCGACGATCAACATCAAGACGTCGCGCGTCGAAAAACGTCCTGCCTCGAACCGTTCCACCAGTTCGATCAGCGTCCCGGTCTGCAATCCGGCCTCCAGCTCGGCCAACGCGCCAAGGGTCAGCTTGGCAACGTGGCTCTTGCCGTCCAGAAGGATGGCGACCTCCCCCGTCCAGGGATTGACCATCAGATCGCCGTGAAGGTCAGCGCACCGGCAGAGGCCAGGGCAAGTTCATAGGTCGCCTCGCCGTTATAGCTGCCTGCGTATTCGATCGACGTGATCTGGAACGGGCCTTCGACGATGCCGAAATCCGGGATGATCACCTGAAACTGCTCGACGGTCCCTGCAAAAAAGATCTGCCGCGCCCGGTCGTCGGTCGACGAGTCGACGAACACGCCCGATCCGGAAACAGAGGCAGAGCGCACACCGGCACCGCCAAGAAGCTCACGCCAGCCACCCTGGCTTTCCAGACTGGTTACATCGACGGTTTCGGCATTGAAGCTGATCCGCGTTGCACGAAGTCCCGCTATCGTCGTGAACAGCCCGCCCCCGGTCAGGTCGAGCTTGATCAGAAGGTCCTTACCATTCTGGGCAGCCATGTCGATTCTCCGATTAGTGAAAGAAACGGGCAATCAGAACCGTGCTGACACCCAAAATTGCAGATTTTCTTCAAGTTGCAGTCACAGGGCGCCACGCCCCGCAATCTGGGGATCAATCTTCGATCCGTGCGCGGAACGTCAGGTCGATTCGCCGGATATCGGCCTTCTCGACCCGCCTCGCCCGTGCTTTAAGGAACCACAGCCCAACAAGATGCCCGCGCGCCATCACCAGTGTCGCGCCCGTCAGGGCGTCTGAAACCGCTGCCGCAACAGCCTTGGCTTGCTGGAACCCTGCCTGATCTGTCACGACCGAGACGGTGAATTCATGAAACGCTCCGCGCCCAGTCTGGTCCGAGGCGTCGCGCACATCCTCGGGCCCGATCGAGACATAGGTACCGGTCACCGTTCCCGGAGGAATCGAATCGTAGATTGCACCCGATACGAGCGTATCAAGCGCCGCGTCAGCCACGAGCTGTTGATAAATCGCCGCCTGCAAGGCGGCCGCCGCTCCATAGCTCATGAGGGTACCTCCTCCTGTGCGAAACAGGTCAGATAGTGACCTTCCGCATCTTCCTCGGTGACAGCCGTGATCCGAAACACGCGCCCACCCTCGCGCAACCGCTGCTCGGGCTTCGGCCGCGACGGCGAGCCTTCCGGCGCCGCGCGCACCGTGATCCGGTAGGGAACCGTCGAAACCGTCACGAACTCACCCGCCCGCTCACGGCCTGAACCCGGGTCGATACGTGCCCAGAGAACGCCGAGCGCCGCCCAGACAAGGGTCGAGCCACCCGCTCCATCCGGTGTGCGCTGCGCCTCCTCCAGAACCAACTTCCGGTTCAGCCTGGGCACTCTCATGCCGCACCTCCGCCCAGGACGCGAACGGTTCGCCAACGCTCGATCAAAGCCATGACCCCGAATGGCAAGGCCCGCTGTGTGCCAGCCTCATGGCGGTTCTCGTGATACTCGGCCGCCAGCAGAAAGACCGCTTGCCCAAGATCCGGCGGAACATCAGACCATGCCGGACCGAAGCCTGCGGAAAAGATCACGTCCACCCCGCCTCCCGACGGGATACCCGGCAACAGCGCACCGGCTGCGATGATCTTCGGTCGATGAAGGTCACGCTCCAGATCATAACGCGAGCTATCAATCACGTTAGGGGTGCCATCACGATCCCGTACTGTGACCGACACAATGGAATTCACCGGCGCTACCGGGAATGCCTGACAGTCCGGCCAGCGCCAATCGTTAAGCTCAAGCAGAAAGTCACGCTCGATCAAAGCCTTGCCGATCCGTCCCTCAACCGCTCCGATTGCCGCTCGCAGATAGCTTTCAACCAACGCATCCTGCGCCCCATCATCGGCAAACCCGGTGCCGAGCCGCAAATGATCCTTGAATTCCGACACCGGCAGCGCTGCCTGCGGCACCGGTGTCACTTCGCTCAGCATCATTGGAAATCTCCGATATTCAGCCTCGTCCCGAAAGGATCGGACGCGGACCAGCCCCGTATTGCTCGGACGGAGGGAGCAGCTAGACAACACGGAAGGCTTAAGGCAGCCCGCGCCCGAACGGTCGGGCCAAAGGGCCCGACCGATCCGCGCCTCTTACGAGACGGCGAATTTCAGCAGTTTGATTGCGGCGAAGTCGCTGACGTCACCGCCAACACGCTTGGAGGCATAGAAGAGCACGTGCGGCTTGGCCGAGAACGGATCGCGAAGCACCCGCATGTCAGGGCGTTCGGCGACCGTATAGCCACTGTGGAAATCACCAAAGGCGATCGCGTAGGTGTCGGCGCCGATGTCAGGCATGTCCTCGGCGATCAGCACCGGGTAGCCCATCAGGCGCGCCGGCTCACCCGCTGCCAGGCCGTCCGACCACAGGAAGCGGCCATCGGCATCCTTCATCTTGCGCACGGCACCTGCGGTCTTCGAGTTCATCACAAAGCTCGCATTGGCGCGGTACTCGGCGTTCAGCGCATAGACAAGGTCGATGATCGCGTCAGACGCGTTGGTCGCGGCAAAGTCGCCCGCTGCACCGGTCGGCACATAGCCAAGCGACCCCCAAGCCCACGAACCGTTGTCAACGGTCGTGTGGGTCAGAAAACCTGTCGGCTTGTCAATACCGTCGCCTGAAATGAAAGCCTGGGCCTCGGCGCGGCTGAACTTGTCGGCGATCCGCTCGGCGAGCCACCCTTCGACATCAAAAGCGCTGTCATCCAGCAGCCGCTGAGATGCTTTTGGCATCGCGGCCAGCTCGTGCAGCGGGATCGAGATACGGTCAATCTGGGGCGTTCCGGTTTCGCTCAGCGTGCCGGTCTCCGTCGCCCAACCCGAACCCAGATCGGTGTGATCGACCAGCACATCGAACGACGTCGCCTCGACGCTGACAACATTGGCAATCCCGCGCAATGATGATGTTGCCCGAAGAACCCCACGAATGCGTTCCGATGTTTCGGGATCGACAAGGAACCCGCCCTCGGCGTTCACCTGCGTGTTCAGTGCCTTGCCTTCCAGCGCAAGGCCGCGCAGCCCGTCATCGTCACCCGAACGCAGATAGGCCGCAAAGGCCTTCTTATGCGGCGCATCAAGATCGATGGCGGTGGACAGAACCGGACGTCCCGGCACGTGAGATTTGCGATCCAGCATGGTCAGTCGCTCTTCCTGTTGTTGCATCTTCGATTTCATGTCGTCCTGAAAGCCCTTGAATTCGCGCAGGAAACACTGAAGCGCGGACTTCACCTCCTCGGTCGGCGCGTCGGACACGCCTTCCCCGGCCCGAGCCTTCGTCTCGGTCTTCTTCATACCCATCACCTCAAGTCAGGGGTTGCGTTCGGCGGGGCTGTCATCCTGCCCCGCCAGTCTCCGGCGCGCGTCCTCGAACAGCACCGCCAGTTCGCGCAGGTCATCCGCGCCAAGGGCATCGCCCTTGGCGCCAACCCGCGCCTCGGGAAGCATGGGAAATGTCACAAGTGACACTTCCCACAGTTCCACTTCACGAAGAAGCCGCTGCCCCTTCGCATCCTTTTCCGCCACGATGGTCCGATAGCCGATCGACAGCCCGTCTATCGCGCCTGCCGCGATCAGCGCTGCGGCCTCGCGGCCTTTCTCGACCTCGGGCAGAATGCGCCCGCGCACCCGCAGGCCGCGCCCGTCCTCGACGATCTCGTCCCAGACTCCGATCGGCTGTGCCGGGTCGTGCTGCCACAGCATCTTGACCGCCCTCCCCTGCGTCTTCAGCCGCGCCAGCGACTTGGCATAGGCACCGGTCGTGACCACGTCGCCACCCTGGTCGACGATGCCGAAAAACGAGGCATAGCCCTCAATCCGACACCCGTCCGTCACCGCGATATCCTCGCCCAGTCGGCAGAATTTTGTCTCCAACCCGTAATCGCTTGTCATCATGTTAGATTTCCTATTTCGGCCCGAATTCGATAAGCGATTGCACCGCTTGGCTCAGAATCACGCCAACCACCCCGAAAACCGTCATCCACAGTCGCTTTTCAACCCCTCCGACCATAGCCTCTATCCGCTCCAACCGCTTCTCAACGGTCTCGAATTGCAACGCCATGATCTTTTCGGTTGCTTCAAAACGGTGTTCATACGGTTCCTTCAGGTAGCGCGACCCCGACCCCGTCATCGTCAATTCTCATCCGCAAGCTTCGGCAGACCAAGGATCGCGCGTTTCTCGGCATCGGTCAGAAAGCTCGCCTCTCCTACCCGCTTCCATTGCTGGTCACGCTCGGCGGCCAGCGCCGGCACCTGATCAAGGTCAGGCCGCAATTCGACTGCCTCGCCAAGATGGGTCGAGAGCCAATGTCCGATCGCCGCCGTCACCCGCGTGGCCAGTGGCAGCACCGTCAGCCGGTAAAAGGCACGGTTCGCCTCCTGGTAATTGGCATAGGTGGCGTCGCCGGGAATGCCCAGCAGCATCGGCGGAACGCCAAAGGCCACTGCGATCTCGCGCGCGGCCGCTTCCTTGGTCTTCTGGAACTCCATATCCGACGGCGAAAACCCCATCGGCTTCCAGTCAAGCCCACCTTCCAGAAGCATCGGCCGCCCGGCATTGCGCGCGCCCTGATGATGCATCTCCATTTCATGGATCAGCCTGTCATACTGGTCACCGGAAAGCTGCGCTTGCCCATCGGCACCCTTGTACACGATCGCACCCGAGGGACGCGCCGCATTGTCGAGCAGTGCCTTGGACCAGGCCGATGCACTGTTATGCACATCGACTGCCACCGCAGCCGCCTGCATCGGCGACAGGCCGTAGTGGTCGTCCTGCGGATGAAAGGCCTTGATGTGACAAACCGGATCTACAGGCCCGGTCATGTCGAACCGGTGCTTGCGCCCGCTCACCGTATAATCATAGGCCACCGGCCAGCCATCTGCACCCGGCACGAGGCTCATCCGGTCCGACCGGAGCACATAAAGCTCAACCGGCACACCTTCCGCCCCGACAGCCTCGACATACCCGTTCCCGCTCAGAAGAAGCTGGCCATAGAGCGCCTCGAAAAGTTCTGCGCGCCCCTGCCCGGGATTGGGTCGCCGTATCAGATCGACGACCGGATGTACGTCATAGCGCCGCTCGCCGTCCTGGCAAACAAGTGGTAGCGCGGCCGCGGCCTCGGCAACCAACTTGACCGCGCGAAACCCTACAGGGTTCCCGGTAAAGCCGGTCCGCGTCAGGCTGACCACATCACGCGGAGACCAGGCCACCCGTCCGGACGCCCCCCATGCCACGACCCGCCCAGTCGCCGAAGCCTTCTGTTCGGGCACCACGTCTTCCGCGCGCCGGAAAATCTTCCAAGCCATCCGATATCTCCTGTCTCGATCCACGAACCGTGACTGCCGGCCCCCGGTCCACTGGCCGAACTTCTGCATGTCTACTTGGTTCAAATACTCTCGCCGAATGCGTTCGCGGCTCCCGGCCGCGCACTGCCGTCAAAGGCTGCGCACCTGAGGTTTGCGCCATTTTGCCGACGGCTCGACAATCAGCTCGGTCAGGGCCCAGACCAGCGCATCCACCCGGTCGGGCGATCCCTTTCCCTCGTATCCTCGTGCGGTCATCCTGCACATCTGATCTTCAAGTGCGCCCAACCCCCGAACATGGTGCACCCGCCCCTGTTCATAAAGCGCGGCAACCGGCTCGGCCCGCGCCACCTTCCCGCGCGAGGCATGGACAGCGCGATAGGGCACTGTCGGGTCGACCTGCCGCACCACATTTTCGACCAGTGCGCCACCCTGGTTGACCTCGGCCACCAGCCGGTCCGCACCATGACGCGCCATTGCGGCGATGGCACCGCGTGCCCAACTGTCGGGGCTCGCAGCACCCATCGATGCATCCTCAAGCACCCAGGCGCGCCATTCGGATGGCGGTCCTTCGGTCAGGGCGCCAACGGCAACGATCCCGCATTCATCCGATTGCCCATGCCCGCTAACCGGAGGGTCAACAGCAACAACGATGCGGCTCAGCTTCTCGGGGACCGAGCCGCGGCAACCCTCGAGCATCGCCGTCGTCCAAAGCGCGCCCTCCGCATCTTCCAACAGTACGCCGTCCAGTTCCTGCCGGCCCTTGCGCGTCCCGGCATAGCGGGCCCGCACCTCTTCTAGGAAGGAAGCGGCCAGATAGGCGCGATTTGCCTCTGTCGGGGCCTGAGTCAGAACGGTCGAGGGGTTTTTCAGGATCGCCTTCAATGTCGCAATATTCTGCGGTGTGGTCGTCACAACCTGCTGCGGATGCTCGCCCAGTCGCAAGGCAAACTGTAGCATGTCCCAGGCCTCTTCCGCCTTCGACCACTTGGCCAGTTCATCTACCCATGCCGCATCGAATTGCGGACCACGCAAGCTGTC